GTTTTTATTACCGGCTGTATGGTGTAAATAGATTTGTTTTTTGTCCGTGTTTTCGCTAATAAACTGCGATTCAGGTAATCTTTGTTGAACTATTTTAGTAGTGTCCATTATTCTTTTATTTTGTCAGCTTCTTCTTTTGCTCTTAGAACAAAGTTTTTAAGCGATTTAAGAATGTTTTTTCCTGTTACTGATTCGTAGTTCTCATTGATAGAAACAACCTCCACAAACACGCAGAAAAACGCTGTTACTTTTGTCATTAATAAATCAATAGCTATGAAATGAGCAACTAAATCGGAAGCGATGTACTTTTCCACCAAAAACACGAACATAATCGCTAACGAGTAAAGAAAAGACTTACTAATAGTATGCGATAATCTACGTGACTTAAATGCTTTCCATCCGCCTTTTTTTACGCTTCTCCAAATACCAAACCCCGTGTCTAAAAGTATTGCTAAAATAGCCACGTAAATAAGTGGTTTAATAGGCGATAACACCGCAAGAAAAGACGAACAAATTAAAAGTAGCTTAGTTTTCATATTATCAAAATTCCTATGTTATACCCGTTTTGGTCTTCGTCTTTTAGTGGCTTCATATCCGAGTCCGTATTTAATGAACTTACAAACTCCGGGAATATATCGTGATTAGCTTTAACTTGTTCTTTAAGCCATTCTCTTAAACGTCTTTCGTAGAATGCAGCCTTCTCTTCGTAGTGTTCCATCCCAAAAGCTACTTCTGCTCTACTTACACTCGTAGAATAATCTCCGTTTTGTTGCTGTAAACCTTTATTTTTTAGCTGGTAAGACAAACCAAACACCGCATCTACTGCGCTATACCACGCGATACACGGTTGAATCTTAGCTACAAGTAACTCTTCGTCCGGATTAAGTACCTGATTATTGTATTGTGTAAGTAAATAGTTATAGAAATAACTCCCTAAGATAGGTTGTATTCTTAAATCACTCTGTGTCTTTACGTATGGAGTAACGTCTGTTACATCTACGTTTGCAGTTATAGGAGTGTTCGTCTTTAAGTAGGTTTCAGTTATGAAGTAAATCATTATTCTTTTATTTTTGTTTCTTCTTCAATTATATCTCCGATTATTTGATAGTTATTAAGTTCAAATTCTACGTTAAGACGAGAGATAAATAAAAGGTCGTTAAAGATTTCTTCTACTTCATTTCTTAACGGCATAATAGCATTCTTTTCAAATATCACATAAGATTGCTTTATATCGCTTCCCGAACCTAATTTACCACTAACACGAATACCCATTAATATTGGGTCGATTGTATGTGCTTGACATATCTTTTCGTCTATTCTTCCGTCCGTTTGTATAAATAATTGGTCATTATTATTAGTCGAAATAGTTTCTATTTTAGGTAGATTTTCAGCACTATTAGCAAAAAACGCTACAGCTTTACCAGCATTAGCTGCGCCTTTCATTCTATCTATAGTTTCTTTAATTATATGCTTTTCTTCTTCGCTTTGTGGCTTCTTAGGAAACATCATAGCAAAAGACGGAAAGATAGAGTTTTGAATATTTGACTTATGTAGATAACTCATTTCGCCATCTAAAAATATCCAATTAGTACAACTTGAATAAGTTGGTAAAGAATAGTAATCTTGTCCTAAAGAATGATATTCATAAACATATAATTGTATTTTATCATTACAAGAAGGAGAATAAGGTTTAATAGGTTCTACGTCTATTCTTGAAGCCCAATCTTCACAAATATAATAACAAGTCTTTTCTTTGTTTACTCTTACTTTGTCAGGGAAAACATTTTCTATTTTCTTTACTTCTCCTTTGTCATTAAAGAACAATTTAAAGTAAACTCTATTATGTACAATTAACTGCTTTGTTACGGAAGGAACTAACTTATTTAACTTTGCCTTTTTTTCGAAAGTATAAACATTTAATTTTTCCTCATTTGTTAGCTTGTCAGTTTTTAAGACATAACCCCCACCCGTAGCAGCATTAGTTTTAAAGTCTACTATCGCCCCGTGTAATGGACTTGTAAAATACAACTGAGTTAAAAGTTGAGGGTATAAGTTATCGTGACCAAAAGGAATGTATCCAGATATTTGATATCTTCCGTTTACATAAGGTAACGACAAGTTTGCACCGCCTACCTTACCAAAAGGTGTGCTAAATGATTGATAACCCTCTACTACTTCGGGTTTACTTTCTTCTTTTTTAAATATGTTATACCACGCCATTAGTCGTATATTGAATTAGTTACTACTCCCGCTACTACCATTCTACCTTCTTCTATTAAATTGTAATCGTTTACATTCGTGTTTTCGTCTACTATTATAGCTTCGTCACTTTCGTAAACGCTGTATGTATATTGACCTTTAACAAAGTCTACGTCTACTCCTTCTTCTAAAGTAAATAAATTGTATCTTTCCGGATAAGGTGAAGAGTCTACACCCGCCCATAAGATAGGCTCTACAGCCGTGTTAAATTCGTTCTCAAACACGAATAAATAAAAGGGACTACTATACGTAGTTACTTCAGTTAAAGTCAACACAAATGTGTTTATTTGCCCTTTTTCTAAGTAAATCATATAACTATATTATAAGTATATTCTTGTATTTGTTTAAAACAAAAAAGCCACCCTAAAAAGAGTGGCTAATTATGGATAGAAAACAGATTACAATAGACCCGCTATAATTGTAGAGTCAACCTCGTAAGCTAAAAATTCATTCTCAGCAGTAAGAGTCAAAGAATACTTTGAACCATCCGCACGAGTAGTACCTGAACCTTCACCTACCGCAGTAACTTGCATATACGGGAAGTACCAAAACTTACCATTTGCATCACCTACGATTACAGCTAAGTATTGTTGACCAGCACCCATCACTTTAATAGCTTTTGATTTCTCTTGGTCACGTCTATGCAACATTAAGTTGATAGTTTGAGTAACGTAAGAAGAACCATTGATTAAGTCGATGTTTGCTTCTTCAGTATAAGAACCTACGTTTCTTCTAAATTCGATAGGAACGAATACATCTAAAGGGTCAGTTAAAGTGATAGTATCTACAATCCAATTAGTTCCTGTTTCGTCAGTTGTAATAGATGCGATATTATCTTGTTGGTTTACGTACAACGTGTAAATTCCTCCGGAATTATTGTCGCACGATTTTGTGATTGTTTGTAATGTTGCGCAAGACATATATTTTATTTTTTAAAGTTTCAAAAAAAAGGGTGGCGATTAGTCACCACCCCTTACCTATGAAATAATGTTTATTAATCGAAACAAACGTTATAAACTACGATTTCAGATGGATTTGTATGGTAAAAACCTACTTTCAAGTTCGCTCTTGTACGGATGTACGGCTCAGCAACTGTGTCAGAAAGGTTAACAGCTTTCAATGCTTTAGCATCACCTTCAGCATCAAATGCGTAGATAAGGTTGTTTTTCAAAGTCAACACGATAGTGTTATCCGGCATACCTTCAGCAACTACCATTTGAATACCTAAGAAAGTCAATCCTAAAGGAAGAGTTACATAAGTTTGAGTGTTTCCTGAAGCAGCAGCCAATTCGTAAGCTTGAGCAACGTTAGCAGAAACATAAAATCTTAAATCTCCTTTTTTGAATTTGATTGTAGATGGAGCAGCAGCCCAAACACCTTCAAGCGTAGAAAGTACGTTAGAAGAAGTAACAGCACCTCCGTATTGACCTACTACGTCAGCGTCAGCACAAAGTTTCTTCAAATGACCATCACACAAAGAAAGGATAGCACTTTCAGATGTAGTGTCACCTTGCCATCTCAATAACTCAACGTCTTCACCAATTTGCTTAGACATAGTGTCCCAATAGTAAGACATAAAAGAAGCAACAGTAAAATCTCCGTTAGAACCTTTAGCCATTTGTAAAGCTAAGAAAGATTGCTCAAGGTCAAACTGACAAATTTGTGCCATAGCTGACAAAGGACATACGTCGATGTCGATAGCGTTCAATGTATCAGTCGGAGCAGAGAAGTTACAAGTAGATGCTTGTAAGATGTTACCGAAAGTTACGTTAGCTAATTTAGTAGCTGACTTGATACCTGGAAGTGTACGGAAGTTGTCCGCAGTAGTATCAGTTAAATAAGCGCGAGAGTAAAACTCTTCAGGATTCGCACACAAAAGTGCGTTAGTTTCAACGTCTAAGTCGAATTTTAATTTACGATTCATTTTTATTGGTTTTTAAAAGTATTACGAAATGCTTTGAATTTATCGAATGCAGACATTTTAACCTCTTCGATAACTTCTTCTTCTTCTTCTTTTTCCATTATGCGCTCTTCAACTTGGTTTTTCAAGTCTGCGATAATAGCAAGTAAAGAATTAACTTGTTCTTCAATTATTGGTTTAACGACAGCTAAGATAGCTTCAGCGTCAGTAGTAGGGTCAACAGCCATAGCCTCTTCTACTACTTCTTCAGTAGGCTCTTCGGTTGTTTCTTCTTTTACTTCTTCTTCTACTACGTCTTCTGCCATAGTAACCTCTTCTTTGACTTCCTCCTCAACTTGAGTTTCAGCCATTTCTTGTTCTTTAACCTCGATAATTTCTCCGTCTTTTACTACGTAGATTTTACCTTCGATTAAATGTTCTCCGTCTGGTAACTTCATTGTATTTAATTTAATTTGATTACTTAGTTTCAGACCTAAAAAACCTTCAATAGAGAAACCTATTTGTTCGTCTTTTACTAATTTCTCGTAGTAGTCAACGTCGGTAACTTGAGCAGTCAACATCAAAGTACCTTTTGGCACTTCTATTCCGTAGCTTGTATAAGACTTGTCTTCTCGTGGTTTTTCAACTATCCAAGATTCAAGGATATAAGCGGGAACAGTTTTCTCGGTTTCGTGTTCTAAGTTAAATAAATCTCTATTGTTTAAGTCACGCATAAACTTCGTGTAGATTTGCTCTATTACCTCTTCGGTAAATTGAACATAATACTCTCCGCTTTCGTCATCGCGTCTATAGATTTCCATTGGAATCATAGCCGGTGCAACTACTCTATATTTAGTAGCGTCAGCAAAAAAGAAAGATTGCGCTTGATTAAAAGCCATTCCTTTAACTTTTATAGCGGGTGTTGAAGTGAATGCGATTTGTTCGATGCCTAAATCTTCTCCGTCGGAGTATTCGGGATCGATTGTGATTTTATAGATAGGTAAATCTTTACTCATTTTGTACTATATTAAAAAGTGTGTTATATTTGTTAAAAAAAATATGGTAGAAATTTTAGGAAAACAAATTCCAAATCAGTTAAACGAGTTAACTATTCAGCAGTTTGAAGACATTACAGAGATACATAATGATTCATCTTTTGATATAATCGAAAAACATATCAAAGTGTTTGAACTTTTAGGAGTAAGCGAAGACGAAATGGTGGAAGCCGACGTAGATTTTGAAACATTCAAGAAATACGTTCAACAATTTAACCAAAAAACCGATGCGTCAATAATCAAAGAAGTAGAAATAGACGGATATAACTACAAAGCCTACGACGAAGAGTTTAAACTATCGGTAAAAGATATGAAAGTCATCGAGAAAATAATTAACTCTAAACACAAAGGTTATTTAAGTGAACTCGTTGCCGTATTATTTAAAAGAACTGACTTATCAAAAGTCGAACACTACGACAAAGCACACATCAAACACAAAGCGAAGTTATTTAGAGAACAAAAAGCTGAGTTAGCAGTTCCTTATTTAGTGCATATAGGACAAAAATTCTCTAAACAAATTGAAAATGCTACTGCCGAAGTCGTGGAATGATATAGACGTTCTCCAGTTTAAAGAACTTCGCACACTAAAAGATATACCCGAACTATTCTCTCGTGAGATAGAAGCGTTAGCAACTTTAACGGGTCTTCCTTCCGAAGATTTAGAAGACTACGACGTTGACGAAATTCACGATTTTATGAATCAAGTAAAGTGGATAAACTCAGAGCCACCGAAGAAGTATAAATTAGAAGTCGCTAAACTGCATTTCAAGCCGTTTAACAAACTTACGTTAGGAGAGTTTATAGATATAGAGTATTTCTTTAGTAAAGATTATATAGCTAATATTTCAGAGATAGCTGCTATATGTTACAAAAAGACGAAGAAGAACGAATGGAAAGAAATTGTTTACGAACCTTATACTTATTCGCCTTTTGATAGAGCGTATCTATTTGACGAAATACCTATACCAAACATCTACGGAATCATTCCAGAATACTTGTCTTTTAGAGATAACTTTATGAAGATATACGCTAATTTATTTGAACCCGATTTTGAAGAAGAAACCGAAGAAGATATTAAAGACCTTACACCCGAAGAAAAAAAAGAAATACAAGAAGAACAAAAGATTAAGAAATGGTCTTGGGAAAGACTACTGTACTCTATATGCAACGAAGACCTAACTAAGATAAGTCAAGCCTCCGATTTGTCGTTAATCTTTGTGTTTAATATGTTATCTATGAAGAAGGAACTTAACCTTTAAAAGTTAACGCTCCTAAAAACTCTCCACCGATCGGATTAAACGAATATATTATGCTTCGCTTTTCCCCTAAGATTGTAGCTACTTGTAGTAAAGGGTAACGTTGTGTCATCCATTCCGTATATTGGTCGAATATCTCAGCACTAACTCCACTGCTATTCATTAAGTCGGTAAGTTTAGCGCAGAAATCATAAGACGCAATAACACCACCATTCCACAAGTTTGCTCCGTTGTTTAAGAATCCAAAGTAGTACATCGCGTTAATCTGGATATTTAACTCACCTAAAGCGGGAATTTCCGCGTTAATACGAATGGACTCGTATAATGCGCCCGTGTCTATAGCGTCGTATTCACGAATCAAAGATTGTAGTAACTTTTGAATCTTTACTCGCGTCTTATACTTGACGTAAAATATTCCGTTATTCGCGTACCTTGCCATTATACCTCAAATTGAATTAACCATTTATTAACCATTGTAGGTATATCGTCATCGTCCCAAGAATATTCATAAGGCATATCGTTAGCAATAACCCCAAAATTTGCACTATCGGTACTTAGTAATATGTTAACGCTTAACATTTTATTCAATGCTTGGTCTTGTATCGTATTTAAGTCAATATAAATAGTCGGATTAACTATCTCTACTTTGAATTGTTCAAATTTATAAGTTGCCATAATTTAAGTTAAAGTTGTTCCCGTTACTGTGAATGTTCTAACAAATAATGCTTTGATTCCAGCTGTTTTACCCGTTACAAAAAAATGCAAGGTAGTCGAATTAACAACATAATAAGCATCTGTTGTGCCTCCTTCTCTTGTTGTGCTTGTCCAAAAGTCGCCAACTAAACTAAATGGTGCATAATTTAATTTATTTACCGGTGAGTTTGCCCAACTAAAAATACTAAAATATTCTATCGTGTTTGCTAATCTCCAACCCGTAGTAAACGAACCTATTGTAAAAGCTAAAGCGTTATCTATTGCTTGATTCCACGTATAAGTTCCGACCGCTGGTCGCGCTAATCTATACCAACCATTAACCGTTGTTCCGTTATATGTACTCCAATCAATTACAATATTATTCGCATAGGTAGTACCACCTAATTCATCTGTAAATCTATTCGTGTTTCCGAACGGATTGTTACTCGCAAGTGTAGTGAAATTCGTTGCCCTTCCCGCTTCAATATCTCCGTCGTCGCCCGTTCTATATGAAGTAGTTTGCCCCGTCTTCATTAAGGTTGCACCTACGGGAGCAGAAGTAGTAGCACGAGCCTTGATATATAAATCTTGAATCATAGCCTCGTCGCGTTCAATGTTACTACTGCTGCGGTGTTTACCGTTACCGTTATTTTACTCCCGGATGCTATAGTATTACCAAGTGTATAAGAAACTCCGTCGTCTTTTAATGTAGTGGTAGGAGAGTTAAGTATATTAGTTACTGAGTCTATTGACAAATTGTACGGAGCGTAAAAGTCAACTGTTAACGCATCAATCAATTCGATTGTGTATTTAGGTTTTAGAATTGTTACATTCTTGTTCTTTATCGTAAATAACTCCTCACCGGTATTGTGGTCTTTTACTGCGAAGCTGTGATAGTTTGCATCACTACGCGTTTCAAAGGTTATGTTATCCGTATTATTCATATGACTATGAACGTTAAATTGTCCCATTGTTTGAAACAATAAAACAAGGTTGTCACCCGTCAAAGTACGATTAGCCGTTAAAGTTCCGTCGCTATTGTATATGTTCGTATCTGAACCACTTGCCCCGTCAATTATTTCTTGACCCGTAATAGAATAAGTTTCGTAACCGCTTCCAGTTTGTACACTAACTTCGAATAAATCAGTAGGGTCAATATTAGAACCTTTAGCGTCAAGTTGTGAAATCTTTGCTCTTGCCATTAACTATATTATTTTAAATTCGTGTTTTGTTACTCGCCTTCTAACGGAACTTGACAATCAGTCCAATTTGAAACGTCTACGTCTAAAGTCATTAACCACCCCGCAGCGTAATCTAATAAGTCATTATTTAAAGGTGTAAATACCGGGTCGCTAACAATGTCGAAATCATAATCATTTGAGAACCTAAAATAATTCACTAAGTCAACTAATATTTGATTACAATCGGAAAGTATTACGTTAATATTTGCTCGGTCTTTTTGTATAATATCAAAGCAATAAATATCTAAAGTAAAAATATTCGTGTTTTCGGTGGGTGTGCTACCAGTAGGAACGACGTAGACAATCGGATATTTTTCGTCTTTCGTTGCAAAATTAAACAACTGCTCTTTGAAGTCACTACCTACTTTTTTAACTTGTAAATGTGTATTATAAAATGCTTCTATCTTATTTATTAAGGCTTGATAACTTGTCATAACTCAGCGTTCTTTTTTATTTTATCTATTTTCGTTTGTGTCGTAGTAACATCGGTTTCACTTACCACCGCTTGTACTGTTATATTTTGGTTCGATTCTACACCAGTCGGTGCGCCTACTTGGTTAAGTTGGTTACCTTGACCGAATAGATTTACAGCGGGTGTAGCTTGTGCCGTAGCCGTAGCCGTTGGAGCTGAACCACCACCCGAAGGAATAGAACCACCACCTCCACCACCGATAAACTTTGCAATGGTAGAAGCAGCAATAGAAGCAATAGAAGTAGCTGCGCGAATTTTTGCAGCAGTTGAAGCAGACGTAGCTAAAGCAGCACCCCCGTCGGGTAGAAGTTTCCACGTAGGATTAGACCAATAACCCGAAATCTCTCTTTGTGTGTTTACGATTATCTCTCCAATAGCTAAAGCCTTATCCACTAAAAACAATGCGTTTGCTATTTTCTTATTTTCTCCGGCTAATTCCGTAAGTCCAGAAATCAAACCTTTAGCAAAACCTAATCTCGCATCAAACAAACCTTTTTCAGATTGTACTATTGCGTCGTTATATTCTTTTAGCTTTTCCGCTTTATCTTTTTGAGATTGTATTTCTGCTAAATCCGCAGCTAACTTTTTATCGGCTCTTTCTTTAGTAACAGCATTTAATGCGTCTGATAATTCAGTAGCTTGTTTTAATTGCTCGTCTTTTGCTTTCTGTTGAATCTTTTTTTCTTCTTCGATTTGAATTTGTCCGTATAACTCAGTCAATCGTTTCTTTTCGTCTGCCTTTAGTTTTTCGTTAGTTTTTAGGTCTGCTATTAACCTATCGTATTTAACTTTGTTTTGTCTTAATTCTCTTTCAGTAGCATCTTTAACTAATTCTAATTCTAAGTCTTTAATTAAACGAGCAGCATCTAAACGCGCTTTTTGATATTCTTTGTATTTATCTGCTCCGTCTTTTACTACATTATTTAAATTAGTTTGTGCTTGAATTATTTTAGTATCCGCTTCAACTAATTCCTTTTTAAACTGAGTTTCTTGATTAAATATTTTTGCAGATTGTTCATATGATTCTAAGTTTTGTTTTTGTCTTTTTGCTTCCGCTAATTCTTGTGCTGCAATTTGTTTTTTAAGTTTTTCAGCAGATTTACCTTGAGATTCTAATAACCCTATTTCAGCTTTTGACCTTTCGACAGTCGCGTTGTATAAATCAATTCTCGCTTCTTTTTCTTCTTGAAACCTCGCTATTTTTTCTTGTTGCATTTTTGCAGCTTCTTCTTGTCGTTGCGCTTCGTTTCTCGCAGCTTCTTCACCAGCAAAATCGGTTAATCCTAAATAATCTAAAATGTCTTTTAATCCGTCTACAAACGCACGAATAGGAGACATTATAACTTCAAATGCTTTGCCTAATAAACCTATCTTATTTAAAAATAAAACTACACCCGCAACAATAGCAGTAATTACAGTAACAAGTAAGAAAATAGGGTTAGTTAATAACATAACTCCAAACTGAACAAAGGTTTTTCCTAACGTTCCTACCGTACTTATCAATCCTTTAAATGCAGACGATACGTCTTTACTACTTATTCCGGCTACAGCAGTTTGAAAAACTTTAGCTTTTTGCGCTGCTTCCTCGAAATCTAAACTCATTATAGAGTCTTTAATTCCACCGATTCCGTTTGAAACTTGTTCGAACTTTGAACCAGTAGAAAAATTCCTTACTTGTTCGTTCGCGTCTTTTAATCTATCGGATAACTCTCCCGCTCTTTGTGCAAGTGCAGCCATTTCTTTAGGGTCAGTCGCATTTGCTAATTGACCTTTCAAATCACGCAACTCTTTTTTAATTGCGCCTATACCCGTGAGTTTTAAAGGAATTTCTACTTGATTCATAAACTATATTAAGTTAAGGGTACACACGTATTTCTAAAGTATTGTAATCTAATAAACCATCGGTTAACGTATTGGCAAAATCAAGGGTTCGTATTTCGATAGTGTCCGTTGAAGTCCAAAATATTCTTAAATACGTGTCTACTTGACTATTCGCAATCATTAAGTAAACTTGTCCTTGAGTAGGGAAAGCACCCGTTAACGTAGCTTCATATCTACCTATTGCAGCACGAGTAAAAACTAAATCACCTAAATCGTTTTCAAGTATTATTAAAGTAGGGTCGTTCGTTCCTACTTGACTAATATTAGCGATGTACTTAGTGTAAGTAGGTAAGGCAGTTGTTACGCTTTGTCCGTTTATAGTTTCTACTTGTAGATTCTTTGTTACTATTCCGTCTTCCGATAGCGTTTGTCCGTTTCCTTCTACTACGGCTTTGACGTTTTGTCCTACTACGTTACCTCTACCTTTTACGTCAGCATCTCCTAAAATTACGTTACTTTGTTGTGTTCGTGTTTTTATAACGCTATCACTACTAACAGCTACGATCGTATCTTCTAATGGAGTTCCGTTACCCGTTTGAAATGGCACTAACTCAATTTCTCCATCTACACTTATTAACTCTACTTTGGTTAACGAAGTTCCGTTAGCGTCGTAGTCAATTACTTTGTTAATATTCCACCACGAATTATCAATGCGTATTTTATCGTTTAACCTCAGCGACTGAATATCTAACTCATTTAAATCAAAGTACGCCGTAAGCATTCTACCGACGTTAATTTGATTTATCGTTCTTCTCCAGTATAAATTGTAGAGATTGTTATTCGTAAGCGTAGAAGGTGCGTAATAGTAATAGTCACACGTTCCGAAATTAATATCAAAAGTTGGTAGTAATGGATTGTCGAAATGTCCTACTGCTGGGTATGTAGTTATTCCCGTAGTACCTACACTTAAAGCTGGAGTTAAAGGAAACTCAATATCATATATGTCGTAAGGTAAACAAGTTAAGTTTCCGCCATCTAACAAAACACGAATGTTAATCTTTGGAGCAGCACCCGCAATATTAGGAACATAAGCATTAAAAGAAGTTCTTACTACGGGAGTAGGACTAAAGATTAATTCTTTAATATCCGTGTCACGAACATACTCATTGTCGAAAGTGTATTCTATTTGTCCGTAAATCTCATTTGTTATGTCGGTGAATATTGTATTAGGACTATCCTTATCCGCTTTGTAAGTAAGTCGTAATTTCTTAGAAGTAACTTCCGGAAGGAATTGTAAGTTTTGTTCTCGGTCTTTTGCTAATTTATAAGTCCAATCTTTAGACGCTCCAGAATCATAGTAGTTATCTCTATGTTCTAAAATTAAGTTGTTAGGTTGGTCTTCGTCTATTTCTACGTATAAGTTGAACATCTGAAATATAGACTTTACAAAATCGCTTTGTTTAATCTTAGACGGAACATAACTACCTACAGCCACAACTCCATTATATAAGTTTATAGCGTTGTTAGGTAAGATGTCAAGTTGTAAACTCGTAATATCTACCTCGTGGTTTACTTGTGCAAAAGCACCCGAAGAAGGTGGCGCAGCGTCACGCCAAAACGTATTAACAGTATCGTTTGAAACAAAACTCAATCCTACCTCTACTTCGATAGTGTCCGTAGGTGCAATGTTTTGATTTGTAGGAATATTAACCACTTGCGAGAAAGTCGCTAAAGTAGTAAGTCCATTAGGCAAAGCACTCGAACCATCGAAGAAAATACCAAAGCCAGGTATAGTATATTGACCTACGGTTGTAGTTCCGTTTTTTATTAGCCTAAAATGTAGCTTATAATATCTGTCTTCCGGAACGATAGTACCTTGTTGTTGACTTACCGAGTAAGCATTACCGCCACTTGTGTTATCTAAGTTGATGTCAGCCGTGTACGTTAGCTTAAAATTGTAATATTGACCTTGCGTTGTATCGGTGTATAATGGCGCAGTATAAACTCCCGTAATAGGATCGAAAGAACCCGCAGCATCTACTACCTCAGTCCACGAATCTATAACCTCGTAGAACGTCGGATTTTGTCCTATTGGACTTACATATGAAGTAGTCCACGTGTTATTAGCAACTACCTTGTAAGAGTCTACGTTAGCTTGTTCTACGTCGCCATTGTAAGGAATTAGTAACTTATCAAACTTTGCGTCTTGAAGTCCAGTCCAAGTGTACGAAAACCCCGCATTCGAGAATATCCTATCGAAATATGTCTTCGCGTAAATAGCGGGTTTAAACTCGTTTAGTCTATAGGTGTTATCGTCAGAGAACGGAAGGATGTACTTATATCCGTCGGCATCCGTATTACTAAATGAACTAACTACAAAAGCACTATCTAAAGTGTGGTTTAAATCTGAGAAATCTAAATCCGTTAATTCCTTGTTTGCTATCTGAGTGAAGAACTCAACTTTAGAATCTTTTATTAACAACTCGTAGTTAACTTCGTCTTCATAAGCATTCGTGTTTTGCTTCTTTAAAACTCCCGTGAGTTGAATTAACGCATCCTCTAATACGGGAACTCCATTTTGAATAACTTGGCACTTCGTAATAGTGTTTATGTTAAATGTCCCCGACTGAATATTTACGTCGTAGTAATGCCCTAACAACTCGTGATTGTTTTTAGTACCCGGTGCGATTATAGTTTTCGAGAATGTTCCCGTTCTTTTCGATATGTCGCGAATATCTCCAATACTAAAATTCAAAGGAAACTTAACATCATCTCTAATGTCAAGCGTTCCGTTTTCTAATACAATCTTAACCATTTATTATATCGTTGTTTGATAACCTTACTGAAATACTTTGCTTAATTAGGTTCTTGTTTCGTTGTTTATATACCTCGAAGTTGTTTGTTAACACGTTGCAACTTATATACTCGGTGCTTTCTGGTATGCGTATAATACAACCCGTTTCGTCGTATCTATTTAACAAGTCTTCCGTGATTCGATAAGTTACGTTCTTTACCCACGTTTGCGGTGACGAGAGTAATTCTTGAAAGTAAATACCTTCGTTCTCAGTCATCCAATTCGTGTTTAAGTCGTAGTCTTTTGTTACTTGTGTGTTGTAATTAACAAATCCTTGTTCATAAGTCTTGTAAGACCATTCGCCACCACTTACTAAACCTTTGACATCCTTGTTGTAAGTTTCTCGTGTTATGTTTCCACGTTCATAGTTTTTAAGCTGAAATGCGAAACTGCTCAAACTTCCCATTCTATCTAAGAATAAAATATGCGTTTCAGAGATTAAAATTCGTCTATCGATATAAATTCTATATTTCGCGCTTCGTTGCGTTATAACTAAAGAGTCAGCATAATAAACGTCGTAATATTCCGTATCGCCTTTTATTAGTCCAGCAGTTCCCGAAACAAGAGTTAACGATCCAAAGTTGTTACATCCTACTGCTACTCCTTTAATGTATTCGCTTCCGCTTATAGACTTGTAGAAAACATCTCCGTTGCTATTTTCGAAATACACTCTTTCGTTTACTTTTATTCCGTTGTCGCGTAGGTTTAACCAAAGGTCTTGACCTAATGTACAATGAAAACTTAAAGGTTGGTTAGTTAGGAATAGAGCGTTTACGTTATCGAGAACATAATCCGTGTTATCGTAAAAAGGGAAGTCAATCCATTTCACCGCGCCATTGAAAACATACTTGTCTAAAGTTGTCGTTATGTCACGTGTTATAGTCTTTCGGTTATCCGCATATGCTACTGCTCCGTCTATAGTTGCATCCGTTACATCTGACCATAACGCGTCAACTACTAAATATCCTACACCTTGAGCGATAACAGTATGCAAACCTTCTAACGTTGGGTTCGCTACTCCTCCGTCAGTTTGATAGACAACTACTTGGTCACCTACTACAAAAGTGTTCGATACGTTTATTTGTACGTTTCCGGAACTATTCGTTAAAGAAGACGTGTAAGAAGTCTTTGTTAAATACTCTTCACCAAACTTGACATCATATTTGTAATAGCAGTTGTTCGCGTCGTAGAACGTAGTAATAGACGGATTGAAGTTATAGGTAACTTGACTGCTTAAAAGTTTCGATAAGTCTTGTTCTCCATATCCGCTCGTACTTGGTAGAATTCTGTACTCAGCTATTTTGTTAGAAGTTCCGCTTTCGTAAACGTCAAAGATATATCTGAATCCTTGATTGTTTACGTTCGTACTATCGATTATGAATTTACACTCGTTATAAGCTGGTGTGAAGTCTTGTGGTTCTGCTATTATTGATATTGCCATAACTATATTAAAAGCGTTTTTATTCGTGTTTTTAGAAGGCTATGTAGCTATCGTCGGTGTAGTAGTTTTCTTTTATGTACGTAGTCGCATAACGCACAGCATCCATAGCATCGTCGTATAATTTGATAGGTTCGTCGGTTATATTGTCGCCTATCTTTTTCCACTTGTAATTCTCGTATTCTTTTTTTACTCGTTGGTCTTCCTCACAAAACACACCGAAAGATTTAACGTTATCAATTCCCTTCTTTACGACTTTGTTAGCGTTTAAGACATTGAACCCCGCGTTGTTCATTTCTTGTATTATTTCGGGTCTTGAGTAGTCGGCTAATATCTCGATGTTTTCTTCTATGTTTAGAATCTTCATTTTCTCTATCAAGTTCGAAGTAGTCAAATAAGATTCGTAAATAACCGGTTCAATAAAAATATCGTTATCTCTCCAGTATACACGCATTAAAGCCGTAGGGTGATTATATCCGAAGTCTAAGCCGTAGACATAAGAAATAAATTTAGCGGGTCTATGTTTAAGGAAAGTCCAATTAGAATAGATGTTAGATTTAGAAATGGCTTTTTCTCCTAATGCGTAAATTTGATATAAGGCTTCGTCAGTACGTTTTAAGTCTTCTATCTGACGTTTGATAGTTTCGGGTAGAAAAGGGTTATCTCTATAAGTAGATTTGATTAGGATTGATTCGTCTTTTGGTAACTCGTATAACCAACTCGAACTATCCGAAGGGTTATAGTCGAAGATTAGCTTTGTTTCGGTACGCATATTCAACTGCGTAAAGTCGTCGTAGAATAGTTCGTTAGCTTCATTACACCACGCTATGTCACGTTTACGCCCTCTAATCTTTTGTTCGTCGTCTACGGAAAAGAACTCTACTATGCTTCCGTTTGGAAACCTATAAATGTTTTCGGACATATTGTGATTCGTCTTTTCGTAGATGTCCAAGTCTTTTAAGATTTCTAAGAAGTCACGCATAA